GGTTGATCCCCCGTCTCGGTTTTTTCGCACATAATTAAAAATTTTGCAAAATCGGAGGAGTTTTGAGTCTGACCCGTAAAGAATTAATAAGTCAACTTTCCGTTTCCTCGTCGGAGTTTTACCGACTCGCAAAGTTTCCGAACGCTCCTTCTGGAAACGATCTGAAGGAATGGCAATCGTTCTTTGCATCTGCCCGAAAGTCGGCAACATCGACCGACCGAATTTCTCCTGACGAGATCAATCAACTCAAAGCAAAACTTTTAAAAGAGCGAGCAGGGAAAGAGGAGATCGAACGCAAGCTCAAGGAAATTAAATTGGATCGGGAGGAGAAAGGATTTGTCCCGATGGAAGAGGCGAGGCAAGCAATTACCAGAGTCCTCGAACCGATTGCCCGTTTATTTTCTGCGATCCCGAAAAAATATTCTCTCCGAATGAATCCGTCCGATCCCGATCATGCCGAGCAGATGTTGAGGGAAATGGTCGAGGAGGTGAAGTCACAAATCCAAGCGGATCGAGGTGAGAAGATTTCAAAAAGGAAGGGAGTGAAATGACGATCGAAGAATTGATCAAAGAATTAAATTCCTATGATGATGATATGGATGTCAAAGTCTTTGACGATTATGGTTCTTCATTTTCTTTCCGAGCCATAGAACAAGCAATCGACTCGACGGAATTCTCGGACGATGTGGATGAAGAATTTGTCGTAATAACTTTAAAATGAAAATACAACTTACCGAAGAATTTACTTTTGAATCTGCTCACAGAATTAGAAATGAGCGAGAAGAATATGGAGAATTGCATGGGCATTCTCATAAAGTTTTTGTGACAATCTCTGGAGAACTCCTTCCCGTAGGATGGATTATTGATCAACATGAATTCCGTCAAATTGTCAGTCGCATAATTAAAAGATTAGATCATCGGTATTTGAATGAGATTCTTGAAACCACAACCGCAGAAGGAATCGCAATTTATTTATTTAAAGAAATTATGATCAGTTTTGCTTTTAAGAAAGTAAATCTAGAGTCCGTCAAGGTTTGCAAAACAACAACTCAAGCGGAGGTCTCACGATGATTGCAAGATTGGTTTATTTAGCAGGGGCAATTTATGAGCAAGATGACACTTGCATAAGGTGGAGAAAAACCGCATCCGCATTGTTGCGAAAAAAAAATATTATGTCACTCCGTCCAACGGATGCGGATTATCGAGGCAAGGAGCAATCAAAGCACATTCCCGAAACTATCGTCCAAAAAGACAAGCGAGACATAATGACTTGCGACACGATTTTGGCAAAGTGCGAAGTCCCCTCTTTTGGAACTGCAATGGAAATAATGTTTGCATGGAGTTTACGGAAACAAATCATTGTTGTAACAAATTCCTTTTCTCCGTGGATTCGGTATCATGCTGATGAGATTTACCCGACCCTTGAAGAGGCAATCAAGTCTTTAGAGTTTACGAAGAATGATCCACTACCACGGAATTAGCGGAGCAGGAGGAGCAAACCAAGTCGTCCCTTTTGTTAAGGGTCGTCATTGTTTTGTTTCTTTTGCGATGCCCAGAGCATTGCCGATGATCGCATCGATTTGCTCTTCCTTTGCTCTCGATAATGGAGCATTTACCGCATGGAAAAATGGAGTCCCTTTTGAGTGGGATGGATTAATCGAGTTCGTAAAAGATTGGATGTCCCATCCTGCTTTCGATTTTGTAGTGATCCCAGATGTGATCGACGGATCGGAAAAGGAGAACGATGAGTTGATTGAGAGATGGGACTTTCCCGATTTCATGTCCGTCCCCGTCTTCCACTTTCACGAATCATTATCTAGGTTGGAAAGTTTGATTGAAAGATTTTCATACATTGCTTTTGGATCATCTGGAGATTTTGCGACTCCGAACTCAAAAGAATGGTGGGTGAGAATGAATGAAATTATGGAGGTCGCAACTGATAAAGAAGGAAAAGCGAGAGCAAGATTTCATGGATTAAGAATGCTTGATCCTCGAATCTTTTCTCGAATTCCTCTCCGTTCAGCAGATTCAACAAATGCCGAAAGGAATGGATTATTCGTTGAGCGTTTCGGGATTTACCCATCTCCCACAAGAGGTCAAAGAAGTGTGGTCATTGCCGATCGAGTTGAGTCACATCAGTCATCCGCAGGATGGTATGACGAAGAAAAGTCAACTGACATTTTTACTCCATCTTTTTGTCAGGAAGAATTTACATTTTGAAAAATCCATCAACAGAACTTCTTGACCATGCTTTCAAAATCTTTGAAGTGGCTCGGAAGGAATCCGTTGTCGAGTGGGCAGAAAAAAATTGCTATCTCTCGGAACGGGTCACCGAAATGGCAGGGAGATATTCAACGAGCGAACATCCATATGTCCGAGAAATTCTCAATCTTTGGCAAGACCCGAAGGTCAAAAAAGTTTCCCTTGCATGGGGATCGCAAACCTCAAAGACAACTACCCTTTATATCGGACTAGGTTGGTCGATCGATCGTTCCCCCTCACCGATCTTGTGGGTCTGGTCAAACGAGAAACAAGCGAGGAATTTTTCCAATGATCGATTCCTCCCTTTTTGCGAAGACTCTCCGAATCTTGCCCGACATCTTCCCCGAACCTCTGACGGGAAAGTCGATCGAGATCGAGCGTCCGCACTTCGAATCGAGTTTGCCCGATGCTCAATGAATTTGATCGGGGGGCAATCTCAAAAGAATGTTCGGAATTATCCCGTCTCTTATTTAATCCTCGATGAGATCGATGTGATCCCGAATGGAATCCGAAAAGATGTCATGGATCGAATCAAGGGTCGGAGGTCTTACAAGATTTTCCAATCATCCACTCCGATCGGGGAAGGAGGAATCTGGTCAGAATTTCTTGCAGGAGATCAATCAAGATATTTCATGCCTTGCGTCCATTGTGGAGAAGAAATCAATTTTGAATGGAAATCGAAAAAAGGAGAATATCGGTTGCAATATCCAGAAGAAGCGAGGGGAGAAGATGGATCATATGATTGGCAAATGATCGGTCGATCTACTCACTACGCTTGCCAAAAGTGCGGAGGTCAAATTCAAGATTCCGACAAGTTTCGAATGTTGCGGAAAGGTCGATGGATTCCATCCGCAAAAGGTGAAGTCGGAGTCCGATCATTTCACCTCTCCTCCCTTTATTCTCCGACCTTAACCTTCGGTGAAATTATGACCCGATGGATCAAAGCTCAAGACTCGGTCGATGGGTTGAAGCAATTCGTCACGGGTTGGCTTGCCGAACCTTGGAAAGATGATCTCCTCGATGTTACCGAAGAAGCGACATCGGAACTTGCAAGCGATTATCAAAGAGGAGACATGAAAGGAGAATTTCGGATAATGTCTTGCGATGTTCAGCGGACTCACTTTGTTTGGTTGGTTCGTGGGATAGACAAGGACGGGACTTCTTATTTGATCGATCATGGATATGCTCCGACATTTCGGGAACTCGATGAGGTCTTCAAAAATTATGATTGCTCGGCAGGAGTTATGGACACGGGATTCGGTGAGCGGACGCAAGAATGTTATGAACAAATATGGGCAAGACGCTCAAAATGGTGGGCTTGCAAAGGATGGAAATCATTGACACAACCCGTGGGAATCAAAGCGATCGACCCTTTCTCTGGAACGAATAAAAGCGGATCAAAAAAACTTCGGTTGCTTCATGTTGATGTCGGAATCTTCGGAGGCGAAATTCTTAAAAGGAGGGGTAAAGTCATTGACGGATTTTTCCTTTATGAGAAACCCGACCGAGATTACATCAAGCAACTGAACGGAAAATTTATAATCGAATCCGTCTCTCGGACGGGTGAATTGAAACAAGAATGGAGAACGAAAGCACATGGACAAGATCATTATTTTGATTGCGAAGTCTATTTGCTCGCACTCTCAAAAGTCCTCGGACTCGGACAAGTAAAAAGGAAAAAAGATGAATCAAACGGAACTACCGAAAACAAACGAAAAACAAAACGACCCGTTCAGAAAAAAGGGGAGTCCATTTGGTAAGCTCAAAAAGCTTTTCCATTTCTTGGTCTATTCTCTTTTTTCGATTTTATTCGGAATATTCGCAGGGATTATCTCTGGGTTTTTTCTCCCTTTTTACATTCCGATTACAATGATTAAACAAAGGAATGAAAGCACAATTCAAGATTGAGTCCAGAGGGTTTGACGAAGCGGTCGGAGCATTGGCTCGGATCACGGGATTTTCTCAAGCGGATATAATCAAGGCAGAATGTCGGGCGGTTCTTGG